GAATACTTGCGGCGCGAAGCCGAATTGCAGGGGCATAAGCAGACAGGGCGGGCGGCAGCGTCCATGCAAATCGAAGTCGAGAGCAAAAGCGGGTCAGTCATCGGCAAGGTTGTTGGGGAAAGTTATATGCTGACCGTTGACGCTGGGGTGAAGCCGGGAAAAGTCAAATACCGTATTCAGGTAATGATTGACTATTTCCGGCGCTGGGGCCTTCCGTTGAAAGAAGCGACCAGCGCGGCGTGGGCGACGCGAACGATACATTTGAGGGAAGGAATACCGACGCGGGGCAGTTATGCCTTTTCCCGCAACGGCAAAAGAAAAGGCTTCATCATGGACGGCGCGGACAAAGCCACAGCGAGCGTCGCCGCATTGTTCGAGAAAAAACTTGGCGAGCGCATTGAACTTGTGGTGACGAAAAGCGAAGGCGGCGAAGTGGTAAAGACCTTCGATTTTTAGATTTTACCAACGGCGGAATATGTTTTGCAAGACAGCAAAAAAATATTCCGCAAAACATTGTTAAATTATTCCGGCGATGGGAGCGACCATATTCACATTCGAGGCCAGGGACAAGAACCTTGGGGCGCTTATCGAAGCGAACCGGGAACGGTTGCGTCGTCTCAATGCTGAGTTCAAAAAGGTTGACGAAGGGACACAGGAATACAAAGACCTTGCTGTTCAAATCGCCGCTACCAAAGAGGAAACCCGCAAACTCACAGATGAGCAAAAGAAACTCAACAGGGAGTTTGCCGCGATGGACGTGCCGACAGATTCGTTGGCCGGGCTTCGCATCGAATATTCAAAACTCAATGACCAAATCGCCAAGCTGTCGGCGGCTGAGCGAAATAGTGCGTTCGGCAAAAAACTGATTGCCGACAGCGCAAACGTAAAAAAGCAGATTGACGGCGTTGAGCAGTCCTTTGGCCGCTTCACAGGGAACGTCGGCAATTATCGCAGCGCGTTTGACGGGCTGGCTCCCGTTGTCTCAAAAGTCGGTTTTGTCGTCGGCGGGCTGTTCGCCGCTTTGCAGGGCGGGAGCGCCATTGTGAACGCCACCCGCGAAACGGAAAAGTTTTTTGCAGTCCTGAAAAACGCGGTCGGTTCGGAGACGGCGGCAAAGCAGATTTTCGCCGACCTGCAAGACTTCGCCGCCACTACGCCTTTCCAACTCAACGAACTGGTCAATTCGTTCACCAAACTTGAAAACCGGAACTTCAACCCCACTATTGAGCAACTTCGCACAATGGGCGACATCGCCGCCAGTTCCGGCAAATCCATTGACCAGTTCGTTGAAGCGATTTTGGACGCACAGACGGGCGAATTTGAGCGACTCAAAGAGTTCGGCATCGTAGCCAGAAAGAACGGAGACGAACTCAACGTGACGTTCAGGGGCCAGACAACAACGCTCAAAAACACGTCGGAGGCGATAAGCGACTATTTGCTGGGGCTTGGCAAACTGCCGGGCATCCAAGGCGCTGCATCGGCAGTTGCAAAGACGCTCGACGGCTCTATCTCGAATCTGGAAGACAATATGACACGGTTATTCGCTACCATCGGAAGCGGCGGCGGTGTGCTGAAAGGCATGATTGATTCTGTAAATTTCCTTGTTGGCGCGGTGAACGACTTTTTGGACGTGCCTTTGTCGGAAGAATTGAGAAAGCAGCAATCACAGTTCAACGCCCTTATTGGTGTTCTCCAAGACACTGCAATTAGCGAAAAAGAGCGAACGGCAATAATTGCAACCTTAAAAGAACAATATCCAGGCTATTTGAAATTTGTGAATGACGATGTGAACGGCCAGATTGACCTTGCGGCTTCATTGGCAGAGGGCAATAAGCAGTTTGAGGCGCGTATTCTTTTACAGGCCACCGAAGAACAGCGCACTAAATTGACGCGGGAAAAACTTGAACTTGAAAGCAAACTGACAGAGGAACTTACGAGACAAAGCGCGTTGAGACAAAGCGGCACGTCTGAAATCCGAATCGAGGGTCAGCCGACAAGTGGTGGCACAATGCAGCGCACAGAGGAAACAATTAGTTCATTGCGCGGGCAAATAGCCGATTTAGATGGAGAATTGCAAAAAATGTTGCAAAATGCTAATGAGACGGCACAGCGCACAGTTGGCAAAACATTGGAGCAATTACAGGCTCAATATGTTGATACTGGCGAGGTTGTAAAAAGGGTAAATCAAGACATCGGCGGAACAAGCAAGGAAAACGATGCTGTGGCCGGAAGCATACGCTTCCTCAACGAGCAGATTGACGAGCTGCAAAAGAAGATTCAGAACACGCCGCTTGACAGCCCTTTGCTGGAAAAGTTGGTGCAAGACCTCGACAAAGCGCAAAAGGAACTCAAAAATGCCGAACAAGCCTTTTTGCAGTTGCAGTTCAAAGCCAAGTTTGGCCGCGAGTTAGAGCCGCCAGACCTCACGGACGGCGAACAGCCGACCATTGAAGTCATACCGGAACTCAAAGTTGACGCTGACACCAAACAGGATGCGAAAGACAAGGCCGCTCAACTTAAAAAAGAAACTGAGCAGGGCTTAGAGGCGATAGAATTTCCCATTGAGGTTGTGCTTCCTGACGAAGAACAAAGGGCGCTCGAAGCCTTCAACGCTGAGCGCGACAAGGCCGACGAGGAATTTTTCCGCAACCAAGACAAGCGCAACGACGAAGCGGCGGCAAAAGAACTTGCCAGAAAAGAACAAATAAAACAGGCGGCTATCAACGCCGCCAACCAGATTGCAGACGCGACTTTTGCCATCCAGAAAAACCGCATTGACCGCGAGGAACAAATAGCGATAACAGCCCTTGAAAACGAGTACAACCGCCGAATTGAGAAAGCGGGCGGCAATGCAAAAAAGGTAGCGCAACTCGAAAAAGAACTTGCGGCCAAGCGCGAGGCGATTGAAAAAGAATCTGCCAAAAAGCGGAAAAAAATCGCTAAGCAAGAGGCTGTCATTCAAGGGGCGCTGTCTGTGATTGAGGCGCTCCCAGACCTTGTTTTAGCAGCGTTCGCCGCCGCCGCTACGGTTGCGCAAATCGCTGTCATTGACAGTCAGGAATTTGCCGAGGGCGGTTTTCCAAAAGACAAAAAGAAAGCGGTAAGGCGGCTGCCTATTGGCGTTCGCCTGTCAGCCGCGCAAAGCAAAATGGTCGCTTCTCTCGTCGCGCCGCAAGGCTTTACAGGCGCGGGCATCGCAGCGCCCGACCGCACGGGTCGGAGACCGGCAGGGTCGTACATCAAAGGCGGCAACGTCATTGTGTACCATGAAGGCGAGTACATAGCGCCCGCCTCTCAGGTGCAGCGACACCCCGAACTGTTCACGTTTTTGGAGACAGAAAGAAAAAGAGAGGCAAAGCCGTTTGCGCGGGGAGGCTATTCAACTGATTCGCAGCCTGAGTATATTGCCCCTGCCTCTCAGGTCAAACGCTTTCCGCAACTTTTCGGGATGCTCAACGGCGAGATTGCCACTTCCGGTTACAAAGACCGATTTCCGAACATGGTGCCGCTTGTCAATCGCCCTGAATATGGCCGGGCAAGCCTGACATTTGCGACGGGCGGCTTTACGACCGTGCCACCGCCTTCGGAAGTGAAAAGCGAACGGACGGTGAAAGTAGAAGCGTCATTGAGCGACGAACAATTCAGGCTTTTGGTAGATTCTCTCTCCAAATCAGTGGCGACAGAAACGGGCAAAGAGGTGCGCACCGGTGTAGCCCTTGGCCTCAACGACAACAACCGACAGCAAGAACGCCTTGCGGCGCTCAGCGAACAAAGAACTGTTTAACATGGCAATAACCGTACAATCCACACCGGGCGACATTCCCGTTCCGGTTTCAGACTGCCTCGAATGGTGTTTGCTGCCGGACGAAGCCGACGTGTTTGACACACCGGGTTCGTTCGCAACGGTTGAGGTCACGTTTCCGAACACCGTGTCGTCCATCCCTGCCGATGGCTCGACCTTCACACTTTGGGGGATTGAGTTCACCGTTGACAGTTCTATTGTCCCCAGCACGGCCAATGCCTTTCGCATCGTTTCGAGCGGCAACATTAGCGGCGCGGCTTTCCGGCAAATGCTCAACGCCAACTCGTTTTTCTTGCAAAACACCAAAGTTGAGGTCAATCCAGACCTTTTTGCCCTTCGCTCGACGCTCATCACATGGAAGACTTGCGGCGCTCAGGCAAAGTTCTCAGGCGACCAGATGGACTTGCAAACGCTGCTCGACGCGGGCTGTACGGTCGTCGTGACCAACGGTGTTTCGGCGGTCGGCACTCCCGGTTATCTGATTCAGGTAAGGCTTTTCAGGCGCGACAGCGAAACGTTGGTGGACTATCCAGTTACGCTGCTCAAAGGTTACAGGCCAAAGGCTGCCTGTTCCGACATTCAGGCAGAGTGCATTGACTTCATGCGCGATGCGGCGCGGCTGCTCTTTACGCCCATGCCCGACCTTACCTACACGTCGGAAATACCCGTGACGGAAAACACCATGTCGGGGCTGTTCTTGATTGAGTACGGCTGGGTGGAGCGCGACGAAAACTGTCAGGCGGTGTCCGGCAATTTTTACCGAACTGACCCGGTTGCCGTGCTCAATACCGTGTTCGATGTGGAGGACAAATACGGGATGCAGCGATATTATCAAGACCATCCCTTGGGCCCGCCGCCAGTTGCGGGAAACGCCGCGATGTTCATGTCGTCAAAGCCGCTCATTCAGCGCCTCACGCCAAAGTCTTATGCCTGGCTTTGGCTCATGCACGGGTTTGACGCGATGGTGTCAGGCAGTTCTTTGGACACTATCAAATTAGTGTTCAACGTGTTCTATGTCAACGGAACGACTGGACAAATCAAAGTTGATTACGACCCTGGCCGCTTTCCACAGGTTTACAACTTCAACGTTTCGCCCGGTAGAGTTTTCTCCCTGTTCTCCATTGTTGACCCCACAACGGTAAGCAAGTATTTCGTGCGGATAGAAGCGTGGCAGGATTCACCGGCTTCATTGCTTGCAAATGTGTCAACCGAAACATACTTTTCGCTTGACCATTCCTGCAACTCAGATGTGATTGACGCTTATTTCCGGTCGTCTGGCGGCGGCATTGACACCATCTTGGTCGAGCGGCGCGAAAGGGACGTTGAGCAACAGGGCGTTGAAATCTGTCTGAACACGCCTTGCGGCATAAGCCGCGCCGACAGCGCCAAATATGGAGGGCGAATAATTACCCAGACGCGGGCTTTCGAGCGCGTGACCTTGGTAGCGCGGGAAAACTACAATGAAGAACATATCAACCAGTTCCGGGACTTCAAACGCTCAACCGAACGGTGGATAATGGTCAAAGAACTGTCGCCAAGCAAGTTTGATGTAACATACATCGCAAAAAGCCTTATTCTTGAAACCGGCAGCGTCAAAATATACCGTTCCGGCGAATTTGTTGAACTCGTTGCGACCGGCTACATGGCGGATATGCCCTCAGCCATCGCCAAAAACTTGGGCCTTGTCGTATGAGAATTTTATCCTGTCTTGTATTTGTTCTTTTGGCTCAGGCTTGCGCCGATGTTGAGCCGCTTGAATTTGACCAGCGCGACGCTTCGCAAGTGGACGGGCTTTGGCATCGCAACGCGCCGAACTACAACTGGACATGGTACTTTTCGGATGGCCTTATGACGCAAAGCGTGTACGACTTTGGGCAAAAGATTGTCGAAAACGAGTATGCCTATTCAGCCAGCAGCGACACGTTGCGGTTGATACGCCTTATTGATTTTGGCAATTTCGAGCCAGTGGATACCCTGTATTACCGAATCTATTTTTTCACGCCGGACAGTTTCAGCGCGACACAGTTGAAGCCGTTTGGCTTGGTTCACCATCTTGTCAGGTTTTGAATGAACTCGAAAGGGACAAAAATCGAAGTGCTGTTGACAGAAGCCGCCAAGAACATACTTGGAACGGATTGGGCTACCCTTGACATTGACGACGATTTTTCGCTTTCAGAGTACAAAGACCTCGAAGGGCTTTCAGACATCAACCAGATTCTTTTGGAAGCGGTGTTGGGCTTTTCTGTCGGTTTTTCGACTGTCAACGACTTGGCGATGTTGCCTTTCGACAGCCCGGCGATTGTTGACAACCGCACCATTTATGTTGAGTGTCGGGTAACTATCTGGGGCGACCCGCGACCGTTTGACCGCATCTATTTCAAAGAGAAAAACTACACGGCGGGACAGTGGGAATTGGAGTTTCGGCGTTCCGCTCAGCATTGGGCCGAACTTGCCGGAAAGAAAACCCTATGCTCTATCAATCTTGGCATCACGCCTTTCGATTATGATACAATTTTTGCTAGCTGGACAGATTTTGATGATATTACGCAAGGAGGTGTTTGGAACCCAGACAAAAGCGGTATTTTTTGGGCACTCGCCGACTACGGCGGATGGGTTGACCAAGCGGAACCAGCTCAGTTGACGGATGCTCCCGTAAAGCGTGTGAGGGTCGAAGATTTTAGACCTTGGCTT